TAAACCCAATGGAGGGGTTGATGGCGTACGCAAGGAAGGTGACAGAAAAAGATTACCTCATTTGGCGGCTTTTACAAGATCCGCTATGGAGGGTGACGGCCGACGGCCGCGTAGAGACGCGCGTGCACGGCAGGAGAGTAGGAGAGTGGCGGCGCGCCGGATGGGTCTCGCCGAGTCGGAATGGGACAAAGCTCTACCGCCGGGTTCAATATCAGGGCGAGGAGCTCTATGAGCACCGAATCGTCTTCGCGGCGGCATATGGGCATCTTTCAGCCTACAAAACGGTCAATCATAAGAAACACGTGGGATTGGAGAACCATCCGCACAATCTAGAATTGGTCACGCCGGCCGAGAATCTTCGGCACGCAAAGCAGTTTTACAGAAGATCAGGGATGAGCGCGGCTGAGGCGCGCGCAAATTGGATCAAGGCAGCAAGGGGGCAGCATGGGACGGATCCGCAGCGTAAAACCGGAACTTTTTAAACACGGAGACTTGTTCGATCTTGAGAAGGCGACGGGCCTACCCATCCGCCTGGCTTGGATCGGGCTTTTCACTGCAGCAGACCGCGAGGGCCGCTTCAAATGGCGGCCGCGTGAACTGCAGACGGACATTCTTCCGTACGACGACCCAAACACGATGCACGGGGTTCTTGAGGCGCTCGAGCGCGCCGGCTTCGTGAAATGCTACGAGGTCGATGGCGATCGCTTTGGATACATTCCGAAATGGCTGCTGCATCAGGTTATCCGGCCCGACGAGGCAAAATCCAAGATTCCGGCCCCGCCCGATACGGATCCAAGTGAACCCGTTACGGGTTCGGGTGAACCCGATGGGAATCCACCTCGTGGAACTGGAGTAGGAACAGGGAAAGGAACTGGAGTAGGAGTTGCGCCGGAAGGAGCCGCTCCTGCTGCTGAGGTTTCACCCAGGGGGGGACCTTTTGGGATAGCGCCCGAGCTCCGGGGCAATTCAGCACTCGAACATGCGCTGTCTTACGTGCCCTTGCCGGCGCAGATCGACTGGCTTTCGCAGTTTACCCCAGCCTCGATAAAGAAAACGTGCCTGAAGGCCATTAGCACGTTTCAAGCGGAATCGAAGACCGAACTCATCGACAAGATCCCCAATCTTGGGCCGCGGCTCACTGCCTGGGTCGCGCGCGAGCGCGAATCGCTGATGAAACTGCCAGCGCCGGCGAAACCGCGAGAGCCGGCCGTGCCCTGGCCAGAACAAGGTGGCATGCTCCGGGCGCTCAACGGCCAACGCCCGCTTGAGGCCCTTCGGCGAGCCCAGGTTGCCAAATAGTTGCGCACTCTGACAGATTGCGACAGAATCTGGGCAGGGGCTACCGGTAGGGGGGGGCTCGGTGATCAGGACGAGATCCGAGCAACTGTTTATGGCGGCGCGACGAGAAGATGTTGATTTATGGCTTGTGCTTGGGAACCCGGGGAGTGCACGGAAGTACGTCGAAGGATTCGACTGGAAGGCACACTTCGAAGAAGTCCCGAGGGCGCTTACTACGGCGCAAGGCCGGCGCATTCAAATTGATAGCATGACGGATGAAGAGGCTGTCGTTTTGGCGATGGAACTTCTGCGCGATTACGAAATGAGAATCGTGATGGCGGAATTCAATAAAGCCGAAGCCCTGGGCGAAATCTGTTAAGGCTGAAAAAAGGTTCGCCAAATAATCAGGACTTAAAGTTTATGCAATGCGCGCCGACAGGTTGGGCGCACGCGGTTCTCGGGCCGTCGCGGTCCCATTCCCTTGGGACCCACGGCCTGTCTTCTCTCAACGGCTGGACGAATGTCACCATCAAAGGCCTCAAAAAAGTCGAAGTATTCTGCGGCCCGGTGGGTGGGTTCACCAAAAATCTCTAAGATCCGCGATCAGTTTCTGAAGGTTTTGCAGCGTGAAGCCGGCCGGCTGATGGATGAAAGCCACAAAGAAAAGCTCTCTCCGGAGTCGTCAAAGAAGCTCGTCAACTATTTAGAAGCAATCATGGATCTCGAAAAGCGTGAACCGAAAAAATCACCAGATCCAAAGCCATCTCAGGAAGACGACGACGACGACTTAGCTCAGTTCAGTGACGAAGATTTAAAAAAAATGGCCAACAAAGGAGAGAACAATGTCTGAAATTGAAACACAACCCGAAGGCACTAACGGTGCTTCCACCGCTCAATCGGCACCTACCGGTGAGACGCCGATCGACCCAGCATTGATCGAAAAGCTCGCGGCTCTGCGATCGATCGTGAAAATCAACAACATCCTGAGTAGCTGTATTGTCCAGGGGAGCATGGCTAGTGACATCCTCATCGGCCAAGAGTTCCTGAAGAACTTGCACGCGCCGATCTTAAAGGAAGCCGAAACTCACCCGGACTATAAACGCGCAACGGATCCACAAGGCTATGCGGCCGAAAAGAAAGCTGCCGCCCAAGCCGAGGAACTTAAAATTCGCGCGGAAGAAAAGCGCGATCGCAAGGCCGAGAAGAAGTCTTTGATTGGTCGCCTGCGCGGACGGGCGAACTAATGAACTTCCTTAAAAAGATCTGGGGATTTGTCAGCTTCAAGGAATGGCGAGCTGCTCGCCGGCGCAGACGCTACGACGAACTGAAAGCCATGATCGTACAGGAACACCTTGCTGGCTATGGTGGCCTGGTTGTTCCAAAAAAATACGATGAGACTGACCTTTCAAGTTTCAAGGCACCGATGTATTTCCATGCACAAAACCAGTATCGGCAGCGCTGCATTTTCTGGCGCAAAGATCTGATGACCAAAGAAGTTGGGCCGCCGACTAAAGAAGTTTGCGCGCAACCTGAAGACGTTAAATTCGTTGACGGTGTTCCGGCGCGCCAAGGGACGCAAGTCAAGACAGCGGGGATTGCATGAAGCTAGGATTCTTTGGATTGACGTTTTTAGTTTTCCTAGTTCTGAAGCTGACGGGACAAATCACTTGGTCCTGGCTTTGGGTGACCGCTCCACTTTGGGGTGGTTTTGTGTTTAGTTGGGTGCTGCTCATACTCGCAGTGATGTTGGCGGCGCTATGAAATGCCGAAAGAAACCAACCTTCGTTGATGCGGTTCAGTGGTTTAAGCAAGGTGATCACCCCGACGTAACGCTCATTCCTTTGAATCAAAAACTGAGCGAGGCCAAGCGACTAAAACTCGGCTGGCTTCCCACTCCAGAGGGCGGCCACATTGTCTTTCCAGGTGACTGGGTGATCATTGATAACAAGGGACGCAGGGCCACCTGCAATCCGATTACGTTTAAGAAACTCTACGAACCCGCGGAGCCTTTTCAGGATAATCCACTTGCAGCGGGGCGCGGAGATGAATGCCAATAGGCCTGCTTGCGGTCACACTCAGCTTGAGTCTGAGTGTGTGCACTGTGAGTCATTCAAAACGCGCTGGTATCGAAAGATCCGAGCCGCCGATCCTGAGTTCGTCGACATCGAGTACGGACTCGAGCACCCTGAGCGACTTTATGATCCACCGGCGAACTCAACGTTCGATTCGTCGGCGACGGAGTATTCCGATCGCGTGCTCGAACTCTCAAGGTTTTGGGAACAGCAAGGTAGATCACGGCGCGATACCGTCTTGGCTGAGCTTTATGGTGAAGGCAAAACGGTGCGCGAGATCTCCTCCGCGTTGCGGTCGCGAAGACTGAAGCCGCGCTCCATCGGAGCAGTCCACAAGACCATTCAGGAAATCGACGCAATCGTCCTTAAAAATGAACATCGGCATCTAGGTGAAGAGCAAAGCAGAACCCGGGCGAGGGTTCCTGCCCTCTCCCTTCTGGACTCTAAGCCTAAAAAGGACGAAGCCGATGGCCAAACCACAATCCCCCAAGGCGCCCGCAACCGCGCCGCCTAAGCCCCTCTCTTTCCTCACAACCAAACACAGTTACCGCGTCGAGCGGTTATCGCAATACGAGTTTCAAGCCTATCGCGCTACTCGCCAGAAGGATGGCTCGTACATCGAAGAAAAGTTTGGCAACCCCACACTCTTCACACTTGTCGCACGCCGACTTTTTGAAGCCATGGGGACTGAAGCGAACGAAGTCTTTCAAGCAAACAAGACTCAAGCCAAGAAGTCCGACGGTGAAAAAACTGTCTGAGATGTCGGGAAGAACGAATTGCCCGATTTGCGAGGGTGAAGGCTGGGTGTGTGAAGATCATCCGGACTTACCCTGGGACAGTTGGCATCAACTCAATTGCGGAGCTGGCGAGCCTTGTAAGTGTCATCCCGCTCATGGCGACAACATCAACGATCAAGAGTTCACGAGGATTAGGCATGGCAGAACAAAAAAGTGACCACAGATATCGCAAAAAACCCGTCGTTATTACGGCCCGGCAATTCGAAACCAACAATGAAACGGGTGACAAGAATATGAACGACCTTTGCATTTGGATGAACCAGGGCCGCGATCAAATGGTCGCCTGGCATAACGGCACATACATTTTTATTCAAACTCTCGAAGGAGAAATGAAGGCGCAAGTTGGTGATTGGATCATCCAGGGCGTGAATGGGGAGTTTTATCCCTGTAGAAACGACATCTTTCAAAAGACCTACGAGAAGGTATGAGCCAGCGCAATTTTGAAAACGCACTTATCTTCGGCCTTGTTGGCGCCAGCATGTTTCACCCTGCGGCCGCATGCTTTGCGCTGCTGATTGTCTTCGCCCACCAGGCGGCCGAGCGCTACTTCACGCGCAACATTGCCGACAAAGAGCGCCTCGCGATCGCGAACCTCACGTCTGAAGTCACGAAGCATGCAGAGCTTTTGCGCAAGCAGGGCATCGCCAAGGCTTTCGGGGGTCAGCAGTGAAGAACGTCTACATGGTCATTGGCTGCCCCGGAAGCGGGAAATCTTGGGTCTGCGATCAGCTCAAAGACAAATTCGATTACGTTCACCACGATCTGTTTATTGGAATGGCCGGCGACACGTACGTGCGCGAGATTCTGAATCGTTCGAAGTCCGCCACGAAACCACTCCTAATTGAAGCGCCGTTTTCAATTTCTCAGATCAAAGATCCGCTCGAGCAAATGGGCTTTAAGATCACGCCGGTCTTTATCCAAGAACAACCCCAAGTTATTACAGACCGCTATCGCGCGCGAGAGCGCAAAGATATTCCGAAGGGCCATCTTACTCGCCAAGAGACGTACAAGCAACGCGCCCAAGAATGGAAAGCCTTTCAGGGCACAAGTTCGCAAGTGCTCGAGCATTTGAAAGGTCAACTCAATAAGCCAGCCACCGGCACTGGCGCATGGGGTGGGATTGTTGGTGCTGTTAGTGATGCGCCATCAGGCCCGGATCCTGCTACTGGCCAGAGTTCGACTGGCGGTCAGCAGTGAAGCGATTTCCGTGCATCGAGGCCATCGGCTTGAAGGATCATGTTTGGGTTCAGAATGTGGACTCGGTCACTTTCTATGTTCTGGAAGCGGAAGTCCTAGAGGAGTTGTTGTCTCTTTCCCGTTATCGATTTCCGGAAAAGAATCCGACGCACGAAGGTTTTCTTCTTGGAGGAAAGGCTATTCAAGCTGATCCCGAATTGGCCGCCATATATCATTTGCGCCACATTTTAAAGCGGATCATTGATGAGGGAATCGATACGTCCACAGGCGGCGGAGTTGATTTCATTCGGCGCGCTCTTGCTGTCACCAGCGAATACGAGGAAATAAATGGGAAGATTTAAGACCGAGGCCTGTCGCGCACTGAAGAAGATCCAGCGGGCGGCAATGCCTTATGAGGAGCCCGAAAGAGTTCCGAACGGCTGGCGCAACAACGCCAAAAATCGCCGGCTTTTCAAAGCCGCTCGTCTCCTGCGAGAAGCCAAAGCGGCCGCCAAAAAGAAAGCCGGATGACTTCTGCTTCGCTTGCCGCAAAGGCCCTTTGGAGACGCGGAATTCTGGACTGGAAGCTTCATGCTGGCCAGCTCAAAATCCGCGAAGCTTTGAAGCGGTCACGCGGAAAGCTCTTTGTCGGAAACTGCGCACGCCAGTTTGGCAAATCAACAATGATGATCGCAGAATGCCTTGAGCTCGCGATTCAAAAGCCCAACGCGCGCATCAAATATGGAACCGCATATCTCTCTGACCTTGAAGAATTCGTCCTTCCCAATTTCGACATGCTTCTCTCTGATTGCCCATCGAGCGTTAAGCCAACCTACAAATCTCAGAAGAAGAAATGGGTCTTTCCGAACGGCTCAGAAATCAAGCTCGTTGGCCTGGATAAGAATCCAAACGGCCTTCGCGGTAACACAATTGATCTGATCGTTCTCGATGAGTGCGGCTTCATCTCCAATCTCGATTACCTATATAAGTCGATCATTGTGCCCGCGACCACGCATCGGCCGAATGCCAAGATCATAATGATCTCAACCCCGCCTTCGACCCCGGCGCACAGCTTTCGAGACTATGCTGAGCGTGCGCACGCTGAAGGAAACTACGTCATTCTAACGGTGTTCGACAATCCGATGCTTACGCCCGAAGCGATTGAGCACCTTAAGAAGGAATCGGGTGGCGAAGATTCGACCACTTGGCAGCGTGAGTATCTTTGCCTATTTGTTACCGACGAGGATGCGAAGGTCATTAGAGAGTGGAGTTCGAAGCATGTTGTTGCGCGCGAGCGCGACGAGTTTTTTCAGTTCTACCACCTCTACTCGGCAATGGACATGGGCCGGAGGCATAAGACGGCTCTATTGTTCGGTTATTATGATTTTCGGCGTGCCACGCTCGTGATCGAAGACGAGCTCGAAATGAAGGGCACAGTTTGGACCACGGTCACGCTCAAGGACGACATTTTAAAGAAAGAGAAAGAGCTTTGGCCAACGCGCATTCCGAAAGACGAAAAACAACCCAAGATCTATCGCCGGATCGCTGACAACAACAACCCCCACTTGATTCAGGACCTAAATGGCCTTTACGGCGTGCATTTCCTTGAGACGAATAAGGATTCCCTCGAGGCGATGGTGAATGAAGTCAGGATCATGGCCAAAGACGGCCGCCTCGAAGTGCATCCGCGCTGCACAATGCTGATTGGCTGTCTCGATTATGGCGTTTGGGATAAGCAGCGCAAAAAATTCGCCGAGAGCAAAGTCTATGGCCACTACGATCACTTGGCCGCGCTTATTTACCTCGTTCGCAATCTCGACAAGTACACGAATCCTGTTCCGCCGACATTTGGTCTCGATGTCAGAAACGCCGTGATCAAAAACAATCGACAACTCTCTGAGGGCGCGAAGCTCTTCGGGAATCTCCTTCACAAACCAACCAAGAAACCCACCTACTGAGGCTTTAAATGTCAAACGCGTCACAAGTTGTTCACCCATCAAGTAAGCAGTATTTCGCAAGCCTTCCAACTGATGAGCTTTTGCCGCACCTTCTTTCGAAGATCGAAGACTATTACGCCTTTGCGCTGAAGTACCGATTTCTCGATAAGTGGAAGCGCTCGTACATGGCCTATTACGGCATGAGCCAGTCGGGGACTGACACGTCTAAGCTCAGCCAGGCCGGCACTAACGGTGAAGAGTACATCCTGAAGGTGAACGACTATCGCTCACTCCTTCAAAATCTTCTGACGATGACCACCTCGCAACGCCCAGCACTTCAGCCGAAGGCGATGAATACGGATTCGCAGTCGATGAATCAAACAATTCTCGCGCGCACTGTGCTCGACTACTACATGACCGAGAAGCACCTCGAGGCGACACTAAAAGACGCCGCCGAGTTTGCGCTGTTCGGTGCTGAAGGTTTTGTTCGCCTCGACTGGAATGCAACCGCCGGCGATCTAGTCACGACGGATCCGGACTCAGGTGCGCCAATTTACGACGGCGATCTTGAGTTCAAAGCGTTTCACCCCATTGATATCGTGCGCGAGTGTTGGGGAGAGAATGCCACCGGCAAGTGGAAAATCGTGCGCGAGTTCATGAATAAATGGGATATCGCCGCGAAGCATCCGGACTTATGGAGTCAGATCGTCGGAATCTCTGAAGCCTCGGACATGCTCCATCGATATTCGAACATCAATTACAATGCGCAGACTTCAGAGGACTTCATTCCGGTCTGGACGTTTTACCACGAAAAAACCGAGGCCGTTCCCAATGGCCGCATGGTCAAATTCTGTGGAGCAGACGTGGTGCTTTCGGATGGTGCGCTACCATTCAAAAAGGTGCCGGTTTATCCCATTTCGCCCGCACCGTGGCATGGAACGCCATTTGGTTACACGGTCGCCTATGACTTACTCGGCATTCAAAATAACCTCGACGCATTGAACTCGATTGTTGCAACGAACCAAATGAACTACGGGATTCAGAACATACTTTTACCCCGTGGGGCTGAGTATAACGTCGTAGCACTCGCTCAGGGTCTAAACGGGATCGATTATGACCCGAAAGTGGGCGAGCCAAAGCCGCTCAATCTCCTTCAGACTCCGAAAGAGATCATCGAAAACATGAGCCGCCTCGAAGCCAAACAGGAGACGCTCTCGGGCGTGAATTCCGTCGCACGCGGGAATGTCGACCGCGATATGTCTGGCGCAGCTCTGGCGCTCATTGCATCACAGGCGGTTCAATTCAACGCTGGCCTTCAGCAATCCTATAACTTTCTGCTCGAGTCGGTCGGCACCGGTGTAATCGAGATCCTTCAAGAATATGCAACCACTCCGCGCATCGCCTCAATTGCGGGTAAATCGAACCGTGCGCGGATTAAGGAATTTAAAGGGTCCGATCTTGATGGCATTTCACGAGTTGCTGTCGAGCAGGTGAACCCAGTTTCCAAGACGGCCGCCGGTCGTCTGCAAATGGCGCAAGACTGGTTGAAGATGGGCCTGGTGAAAACACCTCAGCAATACATTGAGGTGCTCACGACAGGGAATCTCGAAACCCAATATGAGCACGAGGCATCTCAGATGCTCTATGTAAGATCAGAGAACGAAGATCTTAGTGATCAAAAGCCCGTTCAGGCGGTTTTGACAGATCTGCACGCGCTTCATATCCAGGAGCATGCGACAGTTCTTAATTCGCCGGAGGCGCGCTCTAATCCTGCAATCGTTCAATCGGTCACGCAGCATATTCAGCAGCACATCGATATTCTAAAGGATCCGGCCGTCGCGGATATCTTGCGTACGCTCGGTCAAAACCCAATCGCTCCTCCTCAGCCGGCTGCACCTCCGCCCGGTGGAGTGCCCAGTGGTCCGCCCAAACCTCAAGGCCCTGGTGGACCGCAAGCGTTAAATCCAACACCTCCTGTGGTTCAGGCCGCAAACCAGGTGAAGGAGGCGCAAATGCCAGGAATGCCAAATATGCCAAAAGGCGCTCCTGTAGACGCTCAAAACGCCTATCAACAACTTAAAACCAACGCCGCATAAGGAAAACATATGTCGACACCATCTGCCCCAGCCGCTCCTTCGTCTCCCTCTGGATCCGCACCCAAAGCGCCCACCGGCCAAACGCCGGCCGCGACCAACCAGGCAACACCTGCACAGCCAGCCGCTGGTGCGCAAGCCAACCAGCCCTCTAAAACCCAAGAGCGTATGCTTAAGGTGAAGGTCGACGGTCAGTTCATGGAATTGCCTGAGAGTGAAGTGCTCGAGCTCGCAAGTGCCGGCCGCGCATCGAATGCTCGCTTTCAAGAAGCCGCTAAGCTTCGCCGCGAGGCTGAGGCAATCATGAAGCACGCCAAAGAAAATCCGGAGGATTTCTTCTCCAAGAGCGGCCGCGATGCGCGCAAATGGGCCGAAGAGTTTTTGATTGGAGAGCTTCGTAAGGAAGCCGAAACACCCGAGCAGAAAAAAGCGCGTGAGAACGAAGAAAAGCTCCGCAAGTATGAGGCCAGCGAAAAAGAACAAGAGCAGAGGCGTAAGAACGCCGAAATGGACCAAGCGATCAATGAGCAGCGTGAAAAATACGACAAGCTGTTCACGACAGCGCTCTTTGAGTCCGGCCTTCCGCGAACCCCGTTCACGGTCCGCCGCATGGCCGAGCTCCAAAAGATCAATCTAAAGAAAAAGCTTGAGCTTGGACCTTCGCAACTCGCAAAGCTTGTGCGCGAAGACTACATTGCTGAACAAAAGTCGCTGATGGGCTCGCTTGAAGGCGACCAGCTCCTCGACTTTCTCGGTGCTGATCTGGTGAAGAAGCTTTCCAAAGCTCAGATCGCGAAACTCAAGGCGCGTGGCACCGCCGGTTCGAGCTCAAACAAGGCGCCGGTCAGATCAACCACGACTGACAAGCAGGGAATGAGTTGGCGCGAATATCAAAAGAGGAATCGCCGGATTGGTTAGGTGAGCGGGCCGGGCGCGACTCCGGCCAACGTAGCTCCAGGCTCCATCACTTTTAAGCTACTGAGTTGGGCCCTTACAACCTGCGCGTGTCTCCAGTGAATCAGGCTGCCCTTGGCTTACCCTCGGTCCTACCAATCCACAGCTTCCCACGCCGCCGCTCGAAATAAGTATCGGTGACCCCGAGCTTTTCTTCAAGCACCACACCTCAAAACTGAACACCCGCATCTAGGTGAATAGCTTCTAGCTCAAGGAGTCCGGTCCAACCCTTTCAGGGCGACCCACCAACCTCGGGACTTAGAAAGTTCAAGTTTCTCAAAAACAACAACTTTCATTTATTCGAGGTAATCGACTATGTCGCAGTCTGCTGTGAACGTCGGTATGAACACCGGCGGTACGCTCAATGGTTTGTTTCGTCAAAAATATTCGAAAGAGGTCAAAAGCCTCATTCCCGATTTTGGCATTTTGCAAAAACGGATTCCGTTTTCTCAGGCTGAGCTTCTTGGTGATTTCTATCACCTGCCTGTCGTTGTAGCTGATGAGCACGGCTTCACTTATGGCGGATCGACCGCGGCCAACTACACGCTGAATGCGTCGATCGCGATGCAGCTGCAAGACGCTCAGGTTGCTGGATATGAAGTCACACTGACTTCGGAAGCTTCCTACGGCGCTGTCAGCCGCTCAATGAAGAAGGGCGATACAGCCGTTGAAAAGCTCGTCGATCTGTTGATGGAGCGCATGAAGAGCTCGACCGCAAAGCGCATCGAAATCGCGATGCTGTACGGTCAGTCGCCAACCGGTATTGGCCAAATTTCTGCGCAATCCGGCTCGAGCACTACTCGCACCTACACGATTTCGACTGCAAGCTTTGCGGCCGGCATCTGGGCGGGCATGGAAAACTGCCAACTGGATATTCTGACTTTAGGTTCCTTTGCTTCAGGTCCCCTGAACACAAACGCTGCTGTCGTTGTGACTGGCGTGAACGTCGGCGCGAACCAGATTTCGGTGAGCGGCAACTCGACCGACCTCACGGCCATCGACTCAGCCATCGCCGGCGCGGGCGCAGTGATCTTCTTCTACGGTGCTGCAGGCCAATTGGCTTCGCAGAACGTGTCGAAGGAAATGGCCGGTATCGATTTCATCCTGCTGAACACCGGCACTTTGTTCAACATCAACGCCACGACCTACAACTTGTGGCAATCGCAGTCTTATGACTGTAAATCGGCAGAACTCTCGATGGGCAAAGTCCTCTCTGGATTGGCTCTCCCGGTCGCGCGCGGTCTGTTGCAAGATGTTCAATTGCTCTGCGCTCCCCAAACTTGGGCGAATTTGAACAGCGATTTGGGTGGCCAACGCATGTTCGACGAGTCGTATGATTCGAAGAAGGGCGAAAAGGGCAACAACAGCATCGTTTACCACGGTCAAAACGGAAAGATCGAGATCATCTCTCACCCGATGGTGAAGCAAGGCGAAGCTTTCGCTCTGCCTCTCGATATCGTGCAACGGGTTGGTTCTACTGACGTTGCGTTCCGCGGTGAAGGTCCTTTGGGCCAGGAAGATTACTTCTTCCAGAACACCAGCACGAACGGTTGGACGATCCGCTGTTACACCGATCAGGCCATCATGATCGAAGCACCGGCCTGGTGCGTGAAGTTCATCAACATCGTGAACACCTAAGCCAAAACCCTAAGGGCCGGAAACGGCCCTTAGCTGCTTTTCCGAAAGGCTTTTTGAAATGGCAAATATTCAGACAGTTATCCAGGTCAAGCACAACAAAGAAGTGATTCAGACCATCAAGGATAAGCTGTTGAAGCAGTCCTCGAATCCTCGACATGCAATTCAAGCTGTTCGTGATTTTTTCCACAGCATGCTTGGCGGGAATCGCGATGCGCAGGTGCAAATTCAAGTGAATTCCGGGGATGCCGTTGCCGCGCACGGAACGATCACGTTTTCTAGCTTTACCGGCCTCGACACTTTCACTATTGGGTCTGAGACCTTTACTTGTGAAAACTCCGGGGCTAGTGGAAACAACCAGTTCAATAAGGGTGGCACCGATACACTATCGGCCGCCGCTGCGGTTGCAAAAATCAATGCCCATCCGAATCTCTTGCAAACTGTGGTCGCATCGAACGTCGGTGCAGTTATCACGGTCACATGCACGGTTCCGGGTCGCATCGGAAATTACATCGGCCTCGCAATCAGCGCACACGGTTCAGTCTCCGCGTCCACTTTGGCCTCTGGAGCTGACGCAACCACATACTCGACTCAAAACACCTATCACTTAGGCCTCTAAGGTGGGCTAAATGGCAGTCTCAGTAACAGTCGCCGGCGTAAGCTACACCATTCCGCAAGTCGGCGATGTTAGCTGGGGTAACCAGGTCACGGCTTGGATTCAGGCCATTTCTTCAGTCACGCTTCAGACAACGGGCGGCTCTTTCACGCTCACAAACGATCTAAATTTTGGACCGAGTTTTGGACTTATCTCTAAATACTTCACATCCGTTGCATCCAATCCTTCTGCGAGCGGAGTTTTAAGGCTTGCGACTGGCGATGCTGTCGGTTGGCGGAATGCTGCGAATAGCGGCGATATTCTTCTCAACCTCGATGGATCGAACAATCTTCAGTTTAATTCAACGAAGGTTTTGCTCTCCGGCGCTGTGGTCAACGCAGACATCAATGCGGCCGCCGCGATCGCGTATTCCAAACTGAATCTCGCGGGATCGATACTTAACTCAGATGTCAACGCGGCCGCGGCGATCGCTTACTCTAAGTTAAACCTTTCTGGATCGATCGTAAACGCCGATATCAACTCTGCTGCCGCGATTGCCTATTCCAAATTGAATCTATCGGGCTCAATTCTGAATGCCGACATAAATGCGGCTGCAGCGATCGCGTATTCGAAGCTCGCACTCACGGGGAGCGTGAAACTCGGTGCGGGCGGCGACGTCACTGGCGTTCTGCCCGTTGCGAATGGCGGTACTGGGCAAGGCTCAGTCGTTTCTGCACCAGCGGCAACCGCATGGGCCGGATGGGACGCAAACAAGAACCTTTCCGCGAACAATTTCCTTGAAGGCTACACGACAACTGCGACCGCCGCGGGCACAACAGCGCTTACCGTTTCAAGCTCCTTCCAGCAAGTTTTCACTGGTTCGACCACTCAGACAGTCACCATGCCAGTCGTCTCTAGTCTTGTCCTTGGCCAACAATATTTGATCACGAACCTGAGTTCGGGTGTGGTCACGGTTCAAAGTTCTGGCGCGAACACGATCCAGGCCATGGCCGCGAATACTTCGCTTCTTCTCACCTGCATTTCGACGAGCGGAACGGGCACGGCTTCGTGGACGTGGTCGTATGCAAACGTGAATGCAAATACGCCAATGATCAATCCGATGACCACCGGCGGAGATATAATCTACGGCGGGGGCAGTGGCGCGGCGACTCGTCTGCCAAATGGCAGTCATGGGCAATTTCTTCTTTCTGCTGGATCGACGAATGCACCGTTTTGGGCAACGCTTCAGAACCCTACGGTTCAGCGACTAACGTCGGGGACCACTTACAACCTCTCTTACGTTTTCTCTGTAACTTCCGCGAACGCTACGGCGGGTGCGACTTACACCAACAACGGGATCACATACACCGTTAGCAGCACAATCTCGAGTGGGACCACGCTTGTTGTGACCGGAAACGGAGATCCAACTGCGAGTGGAACTCTAACGAAGGCGTCGGGAACTGGCGATGCAACTATCACGTTTGGTTTCTACCAAAAGCCCGTCTATTTGCGGGTTCGGATGATCGGCGGTGGTGGAGGCGGTTCTGGCGGTGGAACGACTGGGTCAACCGGAGGAAACGGCGGCAATACGACATTCGGCTCCTCTCTACTAACTGCCGGCGGAGGGAATGCACCAGCGGGATTTGGTCAGACAGGCGGAACCGGCGGTTCCAATACAGTAAATTCACCGGCAATCAATATCTTCTCTCCGGCGGGAGCAAACGGTGGCTCGGGTGGCTTTATGATCACCTCGAACGCCACTTACTGCTCGGGCGGGATGGGGGGTGTCAGTCCCTTTGGCGGAGCGGGTGCCGGTGGATCAAATGCCGCAGCCACGGCTGCACAGGCTAACACCGGCTCTGGTGGTGGCGGTGGTGGGCAAGGCAATACTGCTGCCAACTATGCCGGTGGTGGAGGCGGTGCTGGCGGTTACGTCGACGCAATCATTCCATCGCCGTCGAGCACTTACACCTATTCGATCGGAACGGCCGGCAGTGCTGGCACCTCGAGCGCTAACGGATTTTCCGGTGCGGCTGGCGCGGCAGGAATCATCATCGTCGAAGAATATTACCAATAAGGAACAAACATGCGTTTAGCTCAAACAATCTCCCAATCTCCTGGCGCGGTCTCTTCTGCCAAAAACGGCTCGACGGTTAACGCAATCGTCGCAGGACAAGTAGCGGTCACCCTCTCATGCGCGATCACCTTTACCGGGTCCTCTGAAAGCGGCGCCACGGCTCAGCTCTTCAAGTCGAACGATGGCACGAACTGGGCGGCAGAGGGCTCGACGGTCTCGATTTCTGGCGCAAGCGGAATTGTCTGGCTTGAGAAAACTCTGAATTCCGCGCCGTTTTGGCGCATTCAATATGCCGACGCTTCTGGTTCATACACTCCGACCGAACTCTGGAAAATCTTCGTTTAATAGAGGGAAAAATGAAAGACGACATGATGCAAATGATTAAAGAGCGCCTTCTCGACGAGCTGATCGACAAAATGTCGGACGGCGACTCACGCATGAAGCCCGTGCACGGCCTTGGCGTCGAAGTGCAAGCGCCTGACAAAGAGCACCTGGCGGATGGACTCGACAAAGCTAAGGAAGTTCTCGATAGCGGGAAGGTTCCTGAACTCGAAGCGGATGAGCATTCCGATCATATGGAGCACATCCCGGAAGATGACGAAGAGCGGATGCTTGAGCTTTTAGCCGAAGAAGATGGCGAAGAGGATAAATACTAGTGTCATACCTTTCGAGCGACTTGATGGCTGCGGTGAAGCGCTATTGCGCGGTTCCGACGTCTCAGGTGACATTTCAGAACATTGATTTTTACGCTCTGGCCGATGATTCGATCAGGGCTAAGATCGTTCCGCTCGTCCTTAAGCACATGGCTGAGTTTTACGTAACGAATCAAGATTACGCCATCAATGCAAACGTGAATAAGTATGCAATTCCCCCGCGCGCTATCAACATGAACCTTCGCTCGATCGAGGTGGTATCGACTGCTGATCCGGACACCAAGGTGCCGCTCGAGCAGCTCAACCGCGAAGATCTTTACGCCGGCATTACCGGCAACATTCGCTATCTGATCAAAAAGAACGGCTTTTACCTCGAGGGAAACTATGTCGTTCTCTATCCAACGCCGACGCAAAGCCTGGATCTCTTGAGGCTCAACTATTTCATCAGGCCAAATCAACTGGTCGATCCATCGGCTTGCGGCCTAATCACCGCAATCAATACTGGCGCGAACCAGATAACCTGTTCAGGCGTGCCATCGACTTGGACGACAGCCAACTTGGTTGATCTCGTGAAAGCCCAGCCAGGCTTTGACTGCACTGCGATCGACCAGGTCATTACGAATATCAATTCCGGTGTGATCACCTTTCAGTCGGCTTTACCGACCAACCTTTCAGTCGGAGACTATGTGTGTCTGGCTGGCCAGTCTTGCGTTGTGCAGGTTCCGGTCGAACTCCAGCCACTTCTCACGCACTATGTGGTCGTTCGCGTTCTCGCCGCGCAAGGCGATGCAAAGTTAAAGGACGCACAATCGGAGCTCGAGGAGCTTGAAAAAAACGCCTCGCTTCTCCTTACCCCTCGCGTGCAAGGCAACGTCAAGCGCGTGGTCAACGCTCGAGGGATAAACAGGTGGGTATAGATGGCCTTTGTCTCGCAGCCCCCAGCACCGCAAACGCTGCAAATGAAAGTGCTGGGCCTTTATACAAACTCGAACGAACTGAGCGCTGCTCCGGATGGAGCTCTTTCAATCGCGGACAACATTTGGATCTCGAAAGATTCAATCGCCGAGTCTCGTCGCGGGTTTGATTTCCTGCCGTTTACGCTCCCGCTCGCCAATGATCGTGCCGACACATTAAGTCAGTTCCAAAACAAACTTCTCATTCACTACAATGATTCAAGCTCGGGAACGAATAACGACAAACTCGCATACTATGACTCGAGCACCGGAATTCATCTCTATTCTGGCTCGTACAAGCATCCAGATTCGCTGATGGCGCGAATGAAGTTTGCGGAATCAAACCAAAACATTTATTTCACGACGTCTACTGGCATTTTTCGAAACGATTTGATTTCAAACATGCCGGTTCCAGCTGGAATGTATCCAGCACTTGACCTGAATGCCACAGCGTCTGCGTCCGGCTCTGGTTTTATGAGCAACAACGCAGAGGTTGCCTACCGCGCCGTATGGGGAATCACGGATGCGAACAACAACCTGGTCTTAGGCGCTCCGAGCCAACGCGCGGTGATCTCAAATATTTCGGGATCAGTTCAAAACGTTCAGCTTCAAGTTACGATTCCTCAGGGCATCACCACGAATCATTTTTTGCAGCTCTATCGCAGCGATCAACAACTTGGCGTTACTTCAAATGCGACGCTAACCATCCAAGACATTACGTTCACGGCCGTAACGCCTTCGACGCCTGGAAACAGCGTGACGATTCACTACACAACTGGCGGGACGGCTGGATCTGAGGCCGTAAGCGTGGTTGGAAGCGCAATCACGGTTCAAATTGCGAGCGGGAACGCTAGCAATAAAGCAACCGCGGTTATTCAGGATCTCACCTATACGGCCGTGCAAACTGGCTCCGCGGGCAACTCGGTGGCCGTTGTCTATACAACTGGCGGGACTGCCGGCTCTGAAGTAGTCACGGTGTCTGGCAACATCGTAAGCGTAAAGATCGCAAGCGGGACATCAACTGCAACGCAGATCCAAACGGCAATCAATTCGTCGCCATCGGCGCTCGGAGTGCTGACTGTGGCCGTTTCAGGCACGGGCAGCAATACTCAGACATCGATCAGCCCCACTTATCTTAACGGTGGATCCACTGCGCAAAACATCGTCAATGCGATCAATGGCTCAGTATCCGCACTTGCGCTTGTGAAGGCCGCAGTCACAGGAACTTCGTCAAACTTCCAGGTTGGTCCTGTAAGCGCAACGAATCTCGCCGGCGGTGCGGTTCAGCTATCCTCGCCCAACGACAACATGCAACTTGTCTATGAAGGCAATCCAACTTCGGGACAAATTTCAGCCAGGTCGATGACGATCGTCGACTCAACGCCCGATTCGCTCCGTGGGGCAGCTCTTTATACCAATTCGACACAGCAGGGTATTTTGCAATCCAACAATCAGCCACCTTATGCGCTGGATCTCTGCTTATTTCAAACCTGCATGTTTTACGCGAACGTGCAGACTCCGCAGCAACTGTTTTTGACCATGCTTGCGGTCGGAGGATCTTCGGGCGTCCAAGTTGGCAACACGATCACAATCGCTGGCGTCACCTATACGGCTGGAAATTCGGAAAACGTCAGCACTCTAACCTATCAACTCGTAACGACCGGCTCGCCGGCGCAAAACATCAACGACACGACACTGAGCCTTATTCGAGTGATCAATCAAAACTCGACGAACACATCGGTCTACGCCTATTACACGAGTTCGACGAGCTCGCTGCCTGGACAAATGTTAATTCAGGCGAGGACGGTCGGCACAAGCGCTTTTACTGTAACGGCGTCCGCAAATGGATCAGCTTGGAATCCAAGCCTTCCTACAAGCGGAACGCTTGTGAGCTCCACCAATACCCAAAACCTTAACGGGCTCATGTACTCTAAGGCTGGGCAGCCCGATGCCGTTCCGACCACAAATCTTCTTTACGTTGGTTCTGCGAACAAAAAAATCCTTCGAATCATTCCAGTGCGAAACTCCCTGTTCATTCTCAAAGAAGACGGGGTTTTTCGCTGCACTGGCGTGGCCGGAAACTTTGCAATCGATACGATCGACACAACAATTATTTTGCTTGCGCCGGAAAGTGCTGTTGCGCTCTCGAACCAGGTTTTTTGTTTAACCAGCCAAGGCGTTGTTTCCATTTCCGACAATGGCGGTCCAGTGTTGTCTAGGCCGATCGAGGATCAGCTTTTAAAGCTCGAAGGAAGTGGCCTTTCGGCGATTCAGGCCTACTCGTTCGGCGTTGCCTATGAGTCTGAGCGCCAATACGTTCTTTGGACCATCAGCTCTGGTTCCGACACTTATGGCACTCAAGCCTTCATCTACAATACCTTCACGAAGACTTGGACTAGGTCGACCCGTCAACAGGTTCATGGGTTTGTGACTCCGTCGACTTTCGACAACAAGATGTACGTGCTGAATCCGACATCAAACAAGATCTCAGTTGAGCGAAAAACCTATACCTACAAGGACTACTCTGACGAGGCCTTCGCGAACAACATTGTGTCAATCAATGGAAAAACTCTCACCATGACGGAAGTGAACGATATCACCATTGGTGACCTGATCTATCAGAGCGACACGATTAACTCCCTTGTGACCGCTGTGAATTATTCGAATTCAACAGTGACGGTTCAAGACTTGCTGACCGGATGGACAGTCACATCGTGTAGTGTTTTGCGTGGAATCGGCTGCCTCATGGAGTGGTTACCAAACACGGCCGGAAACCCAGGCTACTTGCGCCACTACAGTGAGACGACTCTCATTCTGAAAGAAAACTTATTTCAGACGGCTTATCTGAACTTCTTCTCTGAAATTGATGATTCGATTGAGCCAGTGCCCATCACCGGCAATCCAAGCGTGGGGTGGGGGCAATTCGGCTGGGGACTTCAGCCTTGGGGTGGCGTCGTCAATTCAAAACCGTTTCGAACCTATGTTCCGCGCGAAAAGCAGCGCTGTGATTTGCTAAAACTTCAATTCCAATGCCGCAATGCTTGGGGTCAGTTCCAAGTGGAGGGTGTGAGCACGATATTCCAAACTATCGGGCCGCGCATGACTCTCTGATGGGCGCACTGCCAGCAATCAAACGCTTTCTCGTCGATGACTTTCCGGAACAGGCTTCCTGGATTGGAACGCTTTTGTATCCGCTGAACCTGCTCTTGAATACGGTCTATTCGAATCTGAACAACGGCATCACGATTGCGCAAAACTTAACAGCGCAGATCAATACTCTTGCCATCACGGGCTCAAGCCCTACGACCACATTCAATTGGAAGTTTTCTGGTTCCGGCGCGCCATCGCTCGTTCAAATCGGAAATATCAAGCTTCCAAATGGATCAATCCCGACTCTCACAGCTGCCGTAATGGTCCTTTGGTCATATGACTCTGGCGTCGTAACAGTTTCCTTGGTCGGGCTTCCCAATAACTCAACATCTTACAATGTCACTTTTGTGACCTACATAGGATAGAGCATGGCATTCGTCGATCCGACACAAGCTGGACAAGATCCACAAGACAATCAAAACCCTAGCCAGGTTGATCAGGCGCTGAATCCTAGCGGATCCCAGCAATCTCAACAACAGCAGCAAAACCAGGCCGCTCCGCCCAGTACTTCTGCTGGTGGCGCCGGCGTTGCCGCGGCTGGAGCTGGTGGAAGCGGTACGTCCGCCCAAGCGCCATCCGCATCGAAACCTTCGTCCTCCGGGGCATGGACAAATCTCGATTCTTATTTAAATGCCAACTCGGAACAGGCAACTCAGATTGGTCAGCAGATCGCCCAAAGTGTGAATGACGCCGGAAACAAGGCTCAGTCGAGCATCAATGATTTGGGCTCCAATTTTTCACAAGCTGTTCAGCAAAACACGGTTCAGCAAGATTCCGATGCCGTGAATAAGGCCATTCAAAATGCGACATCACTTTCCGCGGGCCAGACGCTTTCATCTGCCGATCAGCAAGCCTTCAATCAGCAGGCAAATGCTTCTTACGGGGGCCCTAGTGATGTAACGCAATTCAACGGCTACAACCAGGCGCAACAGGGCGTGAACACGGTCACTCAAAAGGCCAATGCGACCAAGACTGAAGCTGGCCGCGGTTCGCTCTTGAATGATCAGTTCCAGAATGCTTCACAAAATGGTTACACCCAGGGCGAAAATAATCTTGATCAGCTTTTGCTTGAAAACTCATCTGGAGCGCAAGCTGCACTTCAGCCACTGGCTCAACAATGGGCCGGCCTAAGTGGCGCTCTGAATAATACAGTTGCGGCTGGAAGCACGCAGGCGCAGCAAGCAGTTCAAACCAATCAGGCGACGGCCGCGGCCGCGAAGAATGCCGTTTCAACTGCGCAGAAGAATTTTGAAGATAACATCAACGCTGGCCTTGCGGCCCTCCAGCAGCAGGATCAAAGTGCATATTCCAGCGTTTTGGCGGCTCTACAGAAAGGTGATATCGCCGGTGCGAGCGCTCAGGCTAAAGCCTCCGGAATCGATCTCGGGCTAGATCCAAATCAACACATTTATAGTGGCGTTGATCAAAATGGCAATCCGACTGGAACTCAGCTTGCGGGTTACGTTACTCAGGGCAATCAGCCAACTCTGGCTTCATTTGCAACGGCCGATCAATATGCTCAGGCGCAAGCCCTTGCACAACTCGCGGGCCAATCTGCCAGTGGTTACTTATCTCCCACAGGACTTTCTGAGGCTGGGACGGCCCAGACTACTCCAGCCTTCACATTCAATTCGGCGAAGGAAGCTTCCGATAACGCTTCTAACCAGGCTGTTTATCAGAATCAGATTCAGCAGATTCTCGGCGCAGTCAATAGTGGCGGAGCTTCTGACAATTTCACGTGGGGTGGCGCAAATGCGGGAAGCGACCTTCAAAAGGCCGCTGATTATCTCAACAACATGATCGCATGGAACTCGAACGGCTCACATATGGCGAACGTTGAAAAAGCGTGGGCGCTCAATCAGCTTACCAAGCTCAATCAGGTTCAGAAGGCAAACGGGTTCAATACCTTTGCTACCTACAACGGACCTGGAGTGGCCTATGGTCAGGCGCTTCCGGCCAATTGGGCGAGTCAACAATGATGACGGCCGAGAGGACAGACAACTATAGGCCGATCTTAAGCGAGTGCTTTCTCGCCGATAAAGATCTGCTGGAGCTTTGGCATATTTATGCGGGTAAAGGCCTGAATGCCTGTCTTGAAAAGACATTCCGTGATCTACAAACTGCGGCGGTTATTTTCTTTACCGTGATGATTCATGACGAATTGGTCGGTTATTTCGGCAAGGAACTTTGTGACAACAAAGAGTTCCTAACGGGCTTTTTTATTATGCCAGATTTGCGGACGAACGAAATCAGGACTCAGTTCTGGAGTTTAGTTAAGGCTCAGTTTGAATTGCCGTTTCATTGTGGGCTCTACGAGAAAAATGTCCCTGCGAATCGTTTTATTATTTCCCGGGGTGGGAAAGAAATTGAAAGAGTCGCTCTTCCGGATGGGAAAGCCATCCATTACGTAATAGGAGCATAAGATGCCAGCAGCAGGAGTGGGAATAGTCGGCGCAAACGTGGCCGCAGGATTGATTGGCAACCAACAATCGCAAGCGGCCCTAAGTGCTGCTCAAGCTGCGCGCCAGGCTGCTCTTCAGCAATACTTGAATATCAATGTCCCGGATCCAGCCGAGCAGCAAGTAATTTTAGAGCAGTATAAATTGACGGGAAAGCTTGCTCCCGAAATGGAGCAGGCAGTAGATCAAAAGGCCTCTGAGCTACAAAACATGCAAGTTCCTACAGAGGGGCGATCTGCTGAGATTGAAGCCTTGAATCAAATGCAAGATCTGGCGCATTCAGGCGGAATGGATGCTCAGGCTCGCGAGTCTATGGAGCAAGGGATCCAGCGCGCGAATGCAAACATGCGCGGCCAGATCGGAGCGATTGTTCAAAATGCAAACGCCCGCGGTGTTGGAGGCTCAGGTGCGGAACTTGCCGCCCAGCTTCAAGCTACACAAAACGATGCCAATGCATCTTCTGAAGCCGGCATGAGTGCGGCATCCGCGGCTGAACTGCGAGCACTTCAAGCCATGTCTTCGGCGGGCTCCCTGGGCTCAACATTAAATCAGCAGGACTATAACCAAGCAGCCGCAAAAGCTCAGGCGCAGGACGCGATCAATCGTTTTAACACCCAAAATCGCCAATCGGTGAGTAATGCGAATGTTGCCGCCACAAACCAAGCCGAGGCCGCAAATCTCGCCAACGAACAGGCGGTTTCGAATGCCAATGTGGGAATTCAGAACCAGCAGGAAGTGCAAAACAAGGGGCTTGTTCAGCAAGAGTTCAATAATGAAATGGCTCTCGCCGGTGGCAAAGCAAATGCCGAAAACGGGGTTGCGACTGGCTACCAGAACCAGGCACAAAACTCCGCAAACACTTGGGCAAATATTGGGAACGCTGTCGGCCAGGGCGTAGCGGCGATCGCAAAAAATTCTAGTGGACCAAACACTCGTAATAGCGGTTCAAGTGATTCTCCTTCCGTATCTGACAATTCAGATGATTACTCGAGTAATTGGGTGTGAGGCAAAACATGATTAATAAAGATGATCTAGATTTGGATTCCTCTTCAGCATCGGACGTGGACGATTCCTCATCGATGCCTGTTGGTACGTCCTCGATGAAGCTCCAGCCTCCGCCTCCAATGGATCCGATTCTGTCGGACTATTTGAAGACGAAAGCGAATTTGGCCGACGCGCAAACCCAAGCAAATCGAAACGAAATGTTGACGGGCCTCGCGCGCGCCGGCGCAAGTTTGTCGGCTGGGCTCGCGCATTCTGATAAGCCAGTCGATGATCGTCCATTTGCCGAGATGGCTCAGGCGGATCAGGCGCCAGTTCGAAACATTGCTGAATCGCAAAAAACTCTCGGTAGCACGCTCCAAAACCAACAGGCTTTGATGGCGAATGAGCGCCAGATGGGGGATGAAGACCCAACTAGCGTTCAGAGCCGAGCATCGCAAAAGCTTATCAAGAGTCTTTATCCGGGAAAGTTCGACGATGCGACCCTTGATACGATGTCAAAGGCGCAGATCGGCGATTCAATCATGAAGCCGCTCGAGCTCGATCAGAAAATCAAAGAGCATGCGGACGAGCAGCGTAACAAGGCGCTCGATCGCCAGGCGGCCGCGAAGGACAAGGAAGATCTTAAAGCGTCCGCTGACCAGAACAAGGCTATGGACTTTGTTGTCTCTAAGCTCAACACCGGGCGTGCGGATCCGGCGGCAAATCAGGCACGCCTCGACCGTTATTCGGTGCAGAAAATTAATAGTTTGATCAATCTGTATGGGGATCCGAACAAACTTTCACCTCAACAGGTGAAGCTCTTGGCCGAAGAAGTCGCGAAGGTCGCGACGGGCGGAATTCCAGGAGAGGCTACAACTCAAGGCCTGACTCCGAATACTCTTCGTGGCCGCGGGGCAGAGCTTTTGCAAAATATGACCAACGAGCCCACGTCTGCGCACGCGGCTGAGTTCGTGAAAAATTTCAAGGCTTATGCTGACTCAATCGATAACGATGCAAAGGCGCAAATCAAGAGCCAAGTCGACTCGATTTTGAATCCGTACCAAAAGCGGCTCGGCGATGAAAATTATCAGAATCTTCGCGATGAATATTATAAGAAGTATGGCTTCACCGAGGCTGGGTCAGCCGCGGCAGGAGGGGGCAGCGGTTCGCATTCCCTTCAAGACTTGATCGCCGAAAAGCAACGTAGAATGAATTCGCGCCTAGCCCAGGCGCCGATGGTTCCAGTTCCGAATTTCGCAAATCCAGCGGCCTCTCAAGGGCGGCCTTCGCTTTTCGTGCAACCCGGACAGAATCCGGCTCCCGATGAAGGTTACGCGTTTGGCGGAACTGTAAAGCCTCATATGCCCGCACCGCCGAAGGTCGTTGTGCCCCATATGGACAAACGCATGACGACGCCGGCGCACTTTGCTTGTGGCGGAACAGTCCATGGCTATGCAGAAGGAGGCCAGGTTCAGGCAAATCCACTCGATCCAGACCGGCAGCGCGCGCGAGAAGCTATGGCTGGGGCAGAAAAAGGGGAAACTCTCGCTGAAGGTTGGAAAAACCTAAAGAATGAATTTGGCCTCAGCGATAAAGATAAGAATTCGAAAAACTACGCGCGTGGTGGGGCGGTCGGCGGGACACCGATCGTCCCTTTTAACTCACCAATCAACGATACCCAGACGATCAAGGCAACGCCCGGTGAAGTCGTCCTTCCATTGTCGGTAACAACCGCGAAAGATCCTGCGCTTGCTGCATATTTATTCATGAAACAGGAAATGGCAAAGAAGCATGGCTGACCTATCGCATCTCTCTGATGATGAATTGGATGCTGCAATCAAGTCTCACTCACCTGATTTGTCTCACATGTCGGACGCAGATCTTGATGCGGCAATCAAAGCTGCGTCACCCGCTCCACCCGAGGAGCCTCTGGGTCATAAAATAATTCGCCAAGGTTTGCCTCTTCTTGGACAGGTTGCGGGTGGGATGGGTGCAGGCGCGTTAGCTACACCTGAGACCTTTGGAGCCGGCGCAATCCCGGCGGCCATGGCGGGAGCCGGCGTCGGTAAGGCGGGCGGCGAGGAAGCGGCATCTTGGCTCAATCACGAAATATATGGTGACGAAGCTCCGACTTATAATTCATTGGAGGATGCCGGACGAGTTGCGACAAATTTTGGAATTGGAGCTGCGTCTGAGCTGGGCGGTCAGGCTTTGGCTAAGGGTGCCGGTGCGATCGCGAATTCTGCGGTGGCAAAACCAGTGATTGAGTCTGCGGGCAATGGTGCCGCCAATCTGTTTGAAAAAGCCGGTCAATCTTTGGCTGCGCCCACCATCACAAAGGAAGTAGAAACAGGTCTTTTAGATATCGCAGGAAAACCGATTACGAAAACGGTTGAAGCCGCGGCCGAGTCAGCTAAGGACGGATTGTTCTCCAAGTTTGCAGACAAGGCGGCAACTGCGATCGGGGCCAAGGTTGCAGGGCCTGTTGGGGCCGTTTTAGCGCCCCAAGCTCGGGAAGCCATATCCTCTTCGATGTCTTCTGTGGCCGGTGGACTAAGCAAAGTTCTAAAAGCCACACCCAGCTTTTTTGGGAAATGGGCTCCAGTATTGGCCAATGCCGCCGCTCGCGGAGAGCTTTCACTTAACGCAAGTGCCTATGTACTTCAGCAGCAGGACCCCGAATTTCGCCAGAAAATGCAGGAGCTGAACAATCGATCTTCCAGCCAGGCCGACGATGGAAAGCCTTGATGGAAAGGGAATCATAGCGATCTGTGTTCTGCTGAGCCTTCATCTCTTGAAGGACGTTGGAAAATTCCTCTATCGAGAATTCGTCAAGAAGAGCGAGAACTTTGAAAAGGAAATCAAAAAAGGAACTCAAGGATCGGCCCAAGAGATGTCTCGAATCGACTTTGCCTTGATTCAAAACACGAATGCGATCCGAGAACTTAAGATCCAAACCGAACTACTCGCTCGCGAAGTCGCCGATCTAAATAAGATGAAGAGCGAATTGAAGATCGATGTCCAAAAAGTATTCACGGCTGTGAAGATCATGGCCGGTCCCAAGTGGTCCGAAGTCAGGAAAAAGCTCAGCCAGGATAATCTTCCTTGAAAGACAGCCGCTGGCACTGGCTTCTGGTCGTGCTTTTGCCGTTTTTGTGGAGACATAGAAAATTTCTATGTAACCTGGCTCTATTCATAGGCGAAAAAAAGGAGCAAAAAATGAACTGGCAACAGATTCTTGCATTTCTCCACACATTGGCACCTGTCGCTGAGCCCATTTTGATGAACATCGAACAGAATCAGGTTCAACCAGAACTCAAGAAGCTGATCGATCAAATTCCTGATGGAAATGATCTCAAGCCACTTTTGCAGGCGCTTGACACGGCTCTCGACGCTTACGCTCAGGGAGAGATCAAAAAGCTGGCGTCTTAGTGGCCGATCCCCAGCCTAATTACGATTACGCCGGCATTGGCAACGCTGAAGCTCTCTTGATTTTTTCGGCCTTGGCCGCATCGCCGGCGGCTCCATTCACCAACGGCGTTTTGGGAAAGATCACTTTCTGGTCGCTAGGTCAGTTTTGCACCTGGCTCGCCAGCAAAGAAGTATTGGTTCTCAACATTGCGTCGACAGACCTTCAAACCTTGGCTCAAAAAGGCGAGTTCAATGCGACCTTTGACGAGGCTTTCAAAGCGATCCACGGAAATTCAGATCGGCTCACCGCTGAACAGAAGGCTGCGATCGACGCACCTGTCATTGCAGCTTTTCGTAAGTTCGCTGTTTTTGGTCAGCTGCGCGACAGTTCAAGTCCCTGAGCTGCACCCTGGAATCACGCTGCCAGCATCCGAAGACGGACTTCAAATCAACACGATCACTGGAGAAGCAATCCGAACACCAGCGGATCAATGGAAACAAAAATTGCCACGCGGGATCATTCTTTTTTCTGATGATTGGCAAACTTTGAAGTCGACGCTTCTCTCCAACTGCATGGAGAACAAGTGTCAGCGCGCAGTCGGAGTTCTGGACACCCTTTTCCAAGCAGTAGATCAGGCGCTTCAAAAAATGCCTAGCTCTCCGAGGTGATATGGACTTGGTGCTAAGAAGAAAGCAGTTTCGTGCGGATGGAATATTCGGAGAGTTGGCGGATGCGAATGGGAAAACAATCGCATTTACGCTCGAGCACGCCTATGACGACGGCAATGGAAGTTTTGTTCCAAAAGTTCAACCGGGCGTCTACCTCTGTGAGCGCGGAGAACATCAACTCGAGCATATGGCGGCGCCATTTTCGACGTTCGAGATCACTGGTGTCGAAGGGCACACAAACATTTTATTCCACTGGGGAAATTTCAATCGCGATTCATCCGGATGTGTTCTCCTTGGAACCAGCATGGCCGCTCAGTCTGATGGAACTCAAATGATCACGGCGAGCAGAGCCGCTTTCGAAAAGTTCATGAATTTGCAAAGTGATATTCCGTTGTTTTATCTGCTAGTCATTTGAGTATTGACACGCGATTCGCTAAATCCCTAAGCTTTCCATAACACCATCAACTGGAGGAAACTATGGACAGTTCAACCACGCACAAAGGCACGGGACCGAAAGTCGCTGCCGAATTTGGCGCATGGCCGATTGAAGGCAACACGCTGGAAAATGCGAACAGCGTTCGCCAGAATTTCGATACCTTGCTTCGCACGATTTCGCCGATGTTCCAAAAGGGCAACGAGCGCTATCTTTCAATCGTGAAGACGAAGCTCGAAGAAGCTTGTTTTTTCACGATCAAAGGGATCGCCAAGCCGGGAACGGGTGAAGTCTAATGGCAACCAAGAAAATCAAGACCTCGAAGAAGACGAAGGTCACTAAAGGTAAAAAGGCCAACAAAGGCAGCAAGAAATCTGCCTAAGTCGCTGAAGAGGCCCCGGGAACGGGGCCTTAGTTTTTATTGGGACTACCACCGCATACAAAGTTTTTATATTGAGCCGTTGAATAGCCCATCACAGATTCAGTCTGCCCATAGGGAAGTCGATAGCTAGTGATCGAGCCTGGCGCTGATTCAATTCCTTCATCGATAATTCGATATCCTTCCGGCGCACATACATTTGACATGATCTGATGCTCTCTCGCTTTCCATCTTGGGACTTCTTCTTCATATGTTGGCGAGTCCGTTATTAAGATGCGACCGCCCTTTGTAGGTTCATATCTTCGATAAACCAACGATATCGGAATGGAGGTGGCGCAGCCGCACGCGAAACATAGAACGAATCCCAATATAGAATATCTCATGTTTATAATATCGGAATTGTTTCTATAAACTTAATTAGATGATCCACTTTGAAACAGCCAAAGATTGCTCAAAATCTGACCGAATTTTGCCGATAAGTTCCCTTAGCGGAACGTATGTGGATGATTTGGACGAAATAGCACGGGAGTGCGTGGTGGCCGTATTGGTACGGCTCAGGACTGATCTGTTGATTCGTCCGATGCCAGGGCTTCGCGCACGTGTTTCAGAGTTATTAGAAATTCGCGCGGAAGAAACTCGCGCAGCAGCTCGCGAAAACGCTCATCGCCAGTCACAAAATATAGGCACGCTGCTTGAATTCCCTCTGAAAGGCCGTTCCAATTCTGGAAGTCGACGGGGACGTCCTTAAGGAGTTGACCATGGCGCGCGAGACCGATTTCAGTAATCGTATTGGCTGTGGCTATTTCGATGAGAGTTGAACCCATGGCCTTTTCAAGAGCAAGAAGCGTTTTGATCTTAGGATTGGCATGACCATCCTCGATGGCTTGAATTGAGCCTCTTGCTACACCGGACGCCGCAGCAAGCTCCTCCTGAGTTAGGCGAGCATCTTTCCTAAGTTGCTGAAATTTTAGGGCAAGATCCCGCATTTCCATCAATACCATTGTACGCCCATTAAAATGAGCATCAGCCTTTCTAGAGGTGCAAAAATACTTGCAATGCTCATTTAAATGAGCTAAATTGGATTCAGCATGAAGACCCGAGTAAACCGTCAACTGATAGACAGATGGATCCAAGAGGCCTACCCGAATGGGCTCTACAAGCTTTCGGAAAGGTCAAGAATTCCCGTCAACTCCCTCACGAAAATTCGACTGGGTACTTTCGTTCCAAAGAATCCAGATCGTCGGAAGGACTTGGCGGACGTCTTAGGTGTAAAGGAGTCAGAGCTTTTCCCGGTACCAGCCGGGAAGAACCGAGCCTCCTAGATAATTTTTGTGTGCTTATTATTTGTGCAAATGGAAGCGCGTCAAGCGCTTAAGGCGCATTCGTGCGCGAGGGGTAAAAATGACAAGCTCAGCGAAGCAGGTCGATATCGAACAGGGCACTCCCGAATGGCATTTGTGGCGGGGCAAACTGCTTACCGCCAGCGACGTTGCGGCAACGTTCGGCGAATCTCCTTACAAAACGATGCGTGATCTGTGGTTTGAGAAATCTGGCTTCGGCGAGCTTGAGGATGAGGACCGCTCGTGGCTTTTCCGCAAAGGACATGAAGTTGAGGCCGAGCTCCGTCAGCTTTTTTCTGATCATATTAAGACGCCAATTCAACCAGCCTGCTTTGAAAAGGGCATTTTTGGTTGCTCGCTCGACGGCTATGAGAAGAGCGTTGGCGTCTTCGAAGCAAAATTTGTCGGCAAGGAAGTTCTCAAAAAGATCGCCGAAGGCGAGATTCCTCGGCATCACCGAATCCAGATTCAAACCCAGCTCTACGGAGCGGATGCAGAAAAAGGCTTTTATGGTGCGAAGAACGGCAAAGATCGCGTAGTTGTGGAGTTCGGCCGCGATGAGAAGCTCATTAAGGAGATCATCAAAAAGGGCAACGCGTTCTGGGAGATGGTGCAATCTGGAAAATGCCCGGAACTATCGGCTCAAGACACGATGTTTATCACCGACAAAAAACAGGTCGAATATTTCCAGCGCCTGGCCGCGCTCAAAAGGAAAAAAGACGAGATTGAAGCTGAATACGAGGAGCTCGATAAGATCGTCAAGTCACTGGCCAGTCACTCAAAAGTTCGTTGCGGTGAAGTCTTGGTCACTGAAGTGGAGCGTGCGGGCTCCATCGACTATTTAAAGATTCCCGAGGTAAAGGCTCTTGCGCAGGAGTACCTCGAGAAATTTCGCAAGCGCGCTTCCGTTTATAAATCCATCCGCTTTGGCAAGGGAGCTTAGAAATGGCGTTGGGGGATGCTATTTTCCAAATTCAGAGTGCAGTGGCCAAGGTCGAAAAGGATGGTACCAATCCCCATACAAAAAGTGGGTATCCGACCATAGAAGGTGTCTTAGACGTTCTCAACCCACAGCTCCAAGAGCACAAAGTTACTGTGAAGCAGTTTACTGCTTTCATTGAGGGACAGTGGGTGTTGAGAACCAGCGTGAGCCACGTCAGTGAAGTCGATTTTTTTGATTTGCCTCTTCTTGGCATCCAGGGCTCTAAAAATGAAATGCAGGCCATCGGTTCTGCGATCACGTATGCACGTCGCTACGCGCTCATGGCTTATTTCAAACTTGCGCCGACGGATGACGACGGCAGCGGCACGATGAAAATCGTCTCAGAAAAAGTGTCTCCGTCGACGGAGAAAAAGTCAGCGAAGCCCCCCGCACAGGCTTCAGATAAGTCGAAGGACATGAAGATCCCTGATGGAAAATTCAAGGGCAAGATGGTCTCTACAGTACCGCGAGAGGAGCTCGCGGCATATGTAGAAGATATTCTACAGGCAATGGAAACGTCGGGGAGAAAGCCGCCCAAGTGGTTCGATGAGCTAAGGAAGGTATCTGGCTTATGAATAAATGCATTATCGTTGGTTTTTTGGGGGGCGAGCCGGAGTTGAAGTCTTTGACGAACAATTCCGTTTGCAATTTCAATGTGGCCACGACTGAAAAGTGGGTCAGCGACGGAGAAAAACACGAGCGCACTGAATGGCACAAGATCGTCGTTTGGGGAAAGATGGCCGAAGTTTGCGCGAAATATCTTACAAAGGGTTCTCAAGTCGCGATCGAGGGAAAACTTCAAACGCGCTCGTTTGAGGACAAGGACGGCAACAAGCGCTACATCACCGAGATTGTCGCCGAGCATGTCAATTTCCTAGATCGTAAGAAGACAAGCGACGGAGGGCTTCCGCTATGATCATTCTTGGTGCCGCTATTTTTGTTTTGATTATCGGTGAAATAGTCCATGAGATACGACTTCGCCGGCTCACCCGAGAGTTCTTGAATTTAAGCTCAACCGTACGATTTTCTGCGCTTAAACGTGAATGGGTGCCCATCCCGCCCGAAAATAAGTCGTCCGGCGCGCGGGAACTAGCTCAATGACGGCACGTGCTTTCAAAACAAGAGCCCGTCGCCGCGCCGTTCGCAGTAAATGGGCGTTGCGGATTCGGCACCTCGATGGCTTTGCGCATACGCTTTGCCACGAGTTGAGCAAATTCCAGGCTGTGCGACTAGCGAAGGCGCTGAACGATGGTTGGCTTGGACCTGGCGGTGTGGCAATGGCGGTTGAGGTTAGGAGATGACATTTTTCGCTAGGACGTTTTCGTAGATAACAACATTGGGGGGACACGATGGCAGCGAAACAACTTGAACAGGATGAAAAGGAGCTCACCGTACGGGAGTGGATCGAGAAAACCGGTCACAATCTATCCTTTTTGCGTAAGGCTCGCCAGCGTGGTCTGGCAGTTCAAAAGTACGGAAAATCTGTAAGAATCCTTTGGTCAGAATGGCTTCGCTGGCGCGGTCAGCATAAGCAGGTGAGCCAGTGAAGCACTTCACTTCACTTGAAATTAGTTCGGTAAAGTTTCAATGTCTCAAGCGAGAGCTCATTAACATTCTTATTCGCGAAGGATTTACGCCTGAGCAAGGTGCTGGATTTTTGCTAACGATGGCGCGAGTGATTGCCAAAGACTATGGATTTGAGACCGACAACGGCTTTGAAGAGCCTAGATCAAATTCAAGTTGGCCACACGGCATCTATCCGGTAGGCGAGTTTTAGATGACTGAGTCACGCACTGCCCGATATTGGGATCTAAAGGTCATACCCGGCCATAAGAATTTCTATCGGAATTCTTTGAGCCAAAAGATCACCTATCAACGCAAGGGTATTCGCATCCGCACGGGCGTGACTCAGATCACGAAGGCAAAAGAGATCGTCGAGGCGGAACTGGCGAAGCGGCTCAATCAAACTATGCCGGTTAGAAAACGCCTTCATGGCGTATCGAACCCACTCATAAAAGATGTTTGGGATCTTCTTATGGAAGATAAGAAGGCCGAGAGCAGGCCGTCTACTATACGCACCTACAACAAAAATTGGAGCATCGGTTTGGACGGCTTTTGGGGCGAGAAATACGTTTCCGATCTAACTCAAGAGAACATCGCTGAATTCAAGCGCTGGACGCTTAGAACTCATCCAACACGCTATTTCGAAAAAACCTTGATTCATTTTAAGTGGCTTCTCAAGGGTATCAAGAAGGCCGGCTACATCGCCGAAATGCCGGACGTCTCGATACTCGATAATGTCGAAGAGCTCACGACAAAGGCTGCGAAACGCACGAAAGTTGGCCGTGTTCTAAAAGATGTAGAACTTAAAGCGCTCTTTGAGGCGGCCGCGGCCTATGTGGCTGGCGATGACCGCGGCGTTGAGAAGGAGCACAAGGCCGTACTGGGATTGCGCGCACAGCTTGGCGTTGCCCTTGGAGCCAAATGCGGAATGCGAAAAATGGAAGCAATGGGGCTCGAGTGGGCAAACATCGACCTTAAAAATGGAATCGCCAAGGTATGGTCAGACAAGAATGCCAATTGGCGTGAGGTGCCACTCGTTCCCACATTGCGAGACCTTTTCAAAAAGCAGTTCGAGCTAACCGGATCCAGCCGCTACGTCTTTCCGATGCCAACGGATCCAGCGCGACACATCTCGGGCCAAGTTTTCGACAAAGTTTGGATCAAGGTAAAACGCGACGCGAAGATCAAAGGCCGCCTTCGTTTTCACGATCTTCGTCACACGTTCGCCTCAATGACCGCCAACGACGGATGGCCACACAAAGTTGCCTGCGAAATTTTGGATATGAGCATGGCGATTTACGACAAAGTCTATGCAAAGGCCTCGGCTGAGAAGAAGGTTGAGTGGGTCAACCGCACTTTTGGAGAGAGCAAATGACCATCACCGAACTTTTAGCTTCCTTTAAGGAGAGAGCGGAGAGGGCGCACAGAGAAATTTGCGAATTAGCTGCCTTTGGCGGCCGTGAACGCTGGCGCATGTCCATACCGGTCGATTATCAGCGTGATTCTGATATGGTTTTACAGGCACCGCTCGACGACATCTCCCGCTTACTGAAGGCGGTTGTGCGGATGGAGAACGCTCTAGAGAGGGTTCATCATGCTGTTGCGAATGCGTGCGAATGGCACGGAGCTGATCCACATGACAGTGAGCTCGACTCCTGCGGCCAAGTGGAAAATTGGCACGAGGGCGCATTTGAAGAAATGCGTACTGCACGCGCCGATGTCATAAAAATATTGGGTGGAGTGGAAGGTAAATGAGTCGGGTAAGCTGTCCAAAATGCGGAGCAAAGCTCGCTGCGACCACAAGTCTGCGCGAAAGTAATTGGTTTGAAAACAATTACGGCAGAGGTCAGAAGCCGCGCTATGACCACGCCGCCGCAATCCAAATGTTTAAAGAGGGCATGAGCATGGGCGCGATCGGAATAAAGTTTGGCGTCTCTGCTTCCGCGGTACGAGAAATGCTGATTCGGAATGGAGCAAAGGACATCCGAGGAAATGATCCAGTTCCAGATCAAGACTTAGCCAATTCGAATTCGTTGCAAAATGATCCGGATACAGATCGGGGGATGAAGTGAAAAAGGGCATCCTCGATGGCCACGAGGTCATTCTGATAGATGACACCATCGAATGGGCGAAATGGTTCGAGAAGGCCCCTCGACATGTGGCAAACACCCAGGATCGGTACATCAGGGTATCCACAGTTTTTTTGGGCATAGATCATGGGTTCGGTGGGAAGCCACTTTGGTTCGAAACGATGATTTTCGGCGGCGAACACGACGGATTCCAAGAGAGATACGAAACTTGGGCTGAGGCCGAACTAGGCCACTTCTGCGCAGTCAAGCTTTCTGGAGTTTTAGATGTGAATCATCTTGAGAAAGGAACCAAAGGATGACTGAGGCCGAATATAAAAAAATGATCTACGAGAGCGCTGACAAAGTTAAAACCAAGGACGACCTTCTCGCCTTGATTGCTAAAATTGAGTCCTATCCCCATGACTATGGAACCATCGTTTACGGCCTTATGGCCGCGATGAAGGGTGCCTTTAGGGTGGTCGACCGCGGCCCGCAGGGAGGCATCACAGGTTTTCAGGCCGGATGCATCGGCTGGGAGTGTATTCGTGAATTTATAATGCTGACTGGGGGCGGTCCGCTTCGTTTGGTGGACTATGGCAATATGCTCTATCCGCAATACAAAGATAGCTTCGAAAAGACTTTGACTCCAGAGGCCTGGGAAAAACTAAAGGAGATGGCGGCTGAGCGCCTTCTTGAAGAGACCGCCGCGCACCCCGAGGTGAAGCGGCATTGGCAAAATATAGTGGGCGGCAACATCCCATTCGGCTATGTGTTGAGAGAGTAACCCAATGATGGTTCGCACTGGTTCTGATTTATTCGCATTGAAAACCGCTCAAAAAAGTTCCACTAAACTTCCACCTGGACGTTTTTATTTTCGTAAGTATCGTGTCTTATTGAGAAACTACATTGAGTGTGGTGGCCTCTCCGAGACCCATACTCCGGTTGCGGGTCCATCGGTCAGAATTCAATTCCAGTACGATTATAATGCAGTTATAGCCGTAAAATCGCAGATTTATCCCTCAACACGATGTTGTTCGGATGAGTTCGCATTTGGTCCCATTTGTGCCGACCGAGGCTCTAAAAAAGTTCCACTGGCAGTTCCACTAAACCAGTCGGAACCGACCAAAACAAACGGCAACATTTTAAGGATTCAACATAAACCCAATGGAGGGGTTGATGGCGTACGCAAGGAAGGTGACAGAAAAAGATTACCTCATTTGGCGGCTTTTACAAGATCCGCTATGGAGGGTGACGGCCGACGGCCGCGTAGAGACGCGCGTGCA